TTGCACCAAATATAATTAGATCTTTTACGATAAAGTGATAGGCAAAAGCAATCGCGCAGACCCACCCAACAGCTGGGCGCCAGCCGCCCTTAAATATAGACCCGCTTGCAGCTTCTGCTTTGTTAATCTCTAATTGAGCGAGCAGAGCCTCCTGCGCATGTTTTTCAGACATCGTGGCTATCTCGTGTGCGAGCTTCGCCTTTTGATCTGCATCAGGTATAAATTTATCTAGCAGTCCTGTTACCGGACCAATCAATGCTTGTAACATTACTTACCTCCTCTGTTCATAAAAGCCGAAGCTCCCATGTAAGCAGCAACAATCCCGCCGCCAGTGATATAAAAAAGATTACTAATATCGGAAAGTGCTTTAACTCTTTCGAGATCGACAAAAAACATCGCACCAGTAAATAAAGCCATAGCAACCAAACTAGCAGTAGCCATACGTCTCTGTGCCCTTTGTTTTCGTAAATCATGCTCTAATTTTTTTATCTCGGCTACATGACTTAGTTCTTCGTCAGAGACAATACCATCGCCATCTTCATCGTATTCTGCATATATAGATTGTTTTTGTAATTTTTTCTGCATCAATACACTTTCACTTTGTCCGGATTAATCTGTGGGACTAACTTACATATGCACTCGTAAAGCTGCTTTTGACCGGTTTCTGTTTTATACTGCTGTTCATCTAAAAATTTAGTATAGTAAGTGCAGTCACTAACAGATCTAAAGTATATAGCACCCTGTGCTACCCCGTTCATGTAACAAGCAAGCATAAAAGCTGTCACTACACCAAATCTTTGTAGTAGTTAGGATCGCCGCGAACCAGCTCTACTTCTCCACCTTCAGCCATCTTAATAGGTTTGACTAAATCACCCCTACCCTGTTGCAAAAGAAACTGTTCAAAACTCATAGTATCAGAAGCTGGACCATCAAAAAATTCCTCTCTTAAATCCTTCTCTGTTCTTGAATCACCTTTTTTAGCCATTCTATTTTCCTTTCATAATTTTTCTAATCTTTGCAGAACCTTTCGCGGCATCAAGCAATCCACCAGCTCCGGGTTTTGAGGACCCTATTTTAAAAGGCGCTGTCGTAGCACCTATACTTGCTCCAGTGACTTTCATATAAAAGTCTGTTGAAGCATTACCTAGATTTACTACTGAGTTACCATTTTTTTTAGCCATCACTGACCTCCTTTTTGTTGTTTCATTACTTCACGCCTCTCAGCTGCGTTGATCCTTGCAGCAGTCTGCTTCTCCTGACTTGCAAGCCTCTTATCAAACTGTGCGTCTCTTTGTTGTACCTTCTGTTGCTCCAGACCCAGTTTAGCTCTGTCAATCTCTGCGTCGTTCTGCTCTCCCTGTGCTCTGACCTGTAGCTCCTTCTCCTTGAGCTGTACCAACGGATCTGGTCCGGGAGCCGTGAGCTGTCCACTTAGTTGCTTGAGTTGTGCCATACCTTCGGCTATCAACTGTGCAATCCTCGCTTCTAACTCTAAACTCTGCATTTCCTGCATAGGCTGACCGCCCGTAGCTTGCATCATCTCCTGCATAGCACGCTCCTTGGCGCCAATCCTTACATGCTCCATTATATGTTTCTGTAATGCCACAGCTATCTGCGGGGTTCCTGCAACAAGCGGTGTTGATCCAAAAACCATGTGGGACATAATATGCGCTTCATGCTCCTGACCCTCAAAAGCAACCAGCTGTATCTGGTCTAACGCATCTATGTTCTCCTGAGCCGGGTCTTTCGGGGTAGGCTCAGGCTCAGGAGTTCTTTTCAATATTCTGTCAATATCTCTTACACCTAAAGCCTCGTACATATCCCTGAATACTTCGTACATGTTGTGCATGTCGGGTGCCGCTGTTGCAAGCTGCATCTTGGTCTGAGCCAAAGATATTCTCTGTGCCTGACTAAATATGTTAGGATTAGATACAGGAACCACATCAACTAACTCGTTGAAGTCCTGTCTCTTAATCGTACCATCTACACCCGTAATACTATATGGATATTCGTCAGGTAAAAACTCAGCCATCACCTTCGATAACAACTTAAACTCTAACTTCATCGCATAATGCAATCTCTTATGTACAGCTGACATGACCCGTGAGCCCTGTTCCAACATAGCAATAGTTGTACCTACCGCTGCCTGCTGATTGCCATCGCCTACTTTCATATCAGTAATGGTCGCGAATCGCCGTCCTGCATCAACTACAAAGCCTAACAATGCCATCAAAGTCTGGTCTGGACCCTTAAACGGCAGCGACATCAAGCTCGATCTTATGTCCCCGCCCGGTGCATCAACGTCTCTAAACTCACCCGGCTGTAACGGCTCATCGTCATCCCTGATCCGTAGGCCGCGGGCCTTGAAGCCAGCTGGTAAATTAGACAACGTACCTGCATCAATCAGTTGTCTTAGTGCAGCAGTCGCGGTTCTTGATAAACCACCAATAGTATGTATTAATCCTAGTCCATAGAAACCAAAGCCCGGTAAGAACTTGTAGTGTACAAAATACTGTATCTTTTTCTTGTCTTCGTCATCTTCGTTATAGTTCCTGCGAATTGATAGTATTTGGCCGTTATCCTGTGATATTGTAACAATATAGGGCACCTTAATCCCTGTAGGCTCACCGTCCTCGTCCATCTCTTCGTAACCTTCTAGGTCAAGATCAACATGGCACTCTAGCAAAGTACAGTCGTAGTCTATGTTTGATGGGTACATACCATCAATACGCTCTAACTCTTCTTGTACAGAGTTACTGTCGCCCTGCGCTGGTATTACAGGTATGTCCCTGTAAAAACCTGATAATTGTCTCTTACGCAGGTCATTTAAGCTCATTTTAACTACATGCGTTATGTTAGGGCATGTTTCTAAATCAGATGTGCTATATGGCACAATTAGGTTCTCAGCTGGTACAAACTTACTTACAGCTCGTCCTAAGTTCTCATCATAGTAAACTTTTTTAAATGTTGACCCTGCTAGTGGCAAATAGAACAACATCTGGTCAAATTCTGGTGTGTATTCTTCCATAACAGAAGAAATGTAGAAGTTCATAAACTCTTTTACACGCTGCGCCTGATCTTCTTTTTCAGGTGTGCTGGATCCTAAGACCTGTGTCCTGACTGGACCACCCGGTGGAAGCAGCTCGTTGAAGGCTTGTGCCTGAAACTGCGTGGCTGATTCAGCGAGTAAAGGGTGCGTGACACCGCTTGCTCCTCGGAAAGGCTGTGCTCGCTCTTCGTAATTAAATCCCAACAACTCCAAACCGTTAGCGAAAGCATCTTCCCACTCCTGTCTACTTGATTTGTTTTCTTCAAACTCACCGGTTAATTCACCAGAGATCCTGCCAAGTTCTGTGTCTGATAGCTGTTCTGCCAAGTTTTCACCAAACTCACCTTCTGGTCCGCCTACGTTTGGATCAAAGTCCACAACTACGCCGCCATCATCTTCTAGTGTAACCTCTACTTCAGGTGAAGCTTCTAACATATCATCGTTTATAGCCTCTGGCAGTTCTATATCTATTTCAGCTTGTAACTCACTTTGGTCCAGCTGCGATGGTACTTTGTCCATTATGCTTGCTATTGGTTCTCTTGCCATTTAGATCTCCTTTCAGGAACTATACCACGAATTTGATAAAAGGTTCAATACCTTGTGGTTTTCTGGTCATATTGACCGCTTTGTCTTTCATACTAACGACGCCGCCTTCTTCCATCATAAAGTCAGGATCGTCAAACTTGTCAGGGTCTTTCTTAGCAAACGGGCTTTGCAAAACCTTAGTGCTGCCTTTTGGTCTGTCTACAAGCATAACATAGCTTAAATCACCTACGCCTTCTACAGCATTTTCATATGGTATGTGTGTAAAACCAAGTTCAGCTAACCCTTTGGAATGAGCTCTCATAAACTTTTTTACGTCCTGTATATCTATTTTTGGGTCCTCTCCCATAATGTCACTAGAAGAAACATATTCACCTTTATGAATACTATACTGCTCTGCTTGATAATCCAGCAGTCCCCCTTCTGAAAAAGGTTTACCTGTTTTTGGGTTCAAAAAAGGTTTACTTAAATCTGCTTTTAAAGTCAGAGAGCCACCTAAAGTTTTTCTTGCTATAGGTCTGTTTGTTATAGGATCGTACCCTACATTTCCGCTTACTGGCGGTAGTTTTAGTGTTGCTAAGATCTCATCTCGACTTTGACCTGTTTCTTTCATCGTGTCTCTGATCTTTTTTCTCGTGCCTACACCATAAATCTCGTCTATAAACCTATCCTGAGCTGCTCTTGGTGTAGAACCAACATGCGGCCCTAAATCAAAAAAAGATAATTTATCGGGGTCAAACTTACTAAAACCCGGATCCGTGTTGCGTGTAAAATGATACACAGGCGTATCAATCTTGCTAAATGCCAAAGCAGATCTAACTGATCTTCTCTGATCTCCAATACCCCTTCCGCCCGGTATCTCTGTTACGTTTGCATCACCTGACGCAGCTCGTATTACATCCTTGTAGTCCTTGCCACCTTGAACCACAACCTTATCGTAACCCTCTAAGGTGTTCTTTATTCTGCTCATCTGGTCTGGGTCTTGTTTAAATTCACTTGCTCTTTTCGGGCTCATCAACTCATCGTAATTTTCTATTTTAGTATCAGATCTAATTAATCCATGCTTGGCTGACAAAATGGCTACATCTACGTTATCTTTCACGCCTTGTTTTTTTAAACTTTGGAATACGGGCCCCAAGTAACGATCTACCGCTTTCATGTCCCCAACATCAGGACATTTCGTTTCGCTACAAGATAAAACAAGAAGCTGCCTGCCTTTTTTAGTTTCAGGTGCAAACAAGCTGCCTGATCCAAGACCTATGTCATCAGCTGCCTTTGTTCCTCCTTTAGGAGGCTCAAAGTCTGTCATAGCCATGATAGAAGTGTCAGGACCTTCTGTAGCAAGTTTTGGTCCCATGTACGGAATAAAACCTTCAAGACCTTTTCTAGCTGTTTTCGCTGCGGGACCCACCATAGGCAAAACACTTGCAATCCCTAGAGTAGCTAAACCAGTGCCAGCCGCTGCTTCCAAAAAGTCATCGCTTTGAATCATCTCGCCGCTCTGCGATAAGATGCCGGGCAGCTCATAGGCAGCTATCGCTTCTCCTGTGCCGGGCAGAAACGACGCTGCGTCATACAAATCCTGTGCAGAAGTGCCCTCTTTATCTTTAGCTTCTAGTCTTGAAAGTACATCTCTGTAATTTTGCTGAGGATCAGCCATTTACACCTCAATAATAAGCCCTTACCTGTGCTGACCCATCACTCTCGTCCCAATCGTCGCTCGGTAGCTGTACAAAATTACCCTGACGATACCGCATGAGAGCCTGTGTCATGCTATCAACAAGGTCATCATACTCTCCATTTGGAAAAGCTGCAACCTCTTCTATCATCTCATCCGCAAAAGCCTCATCGGGGACCCAAACCATACCCGCTTCAAACAACGGAGATACCGCATGCACTCTTGATACCTTATCGTTGCCTTTACTCGGTGTAAAGTTAACCACCGGTATGCCCATGTTCCGTAATTCATGGGTCAAAGGCATACCAGAAGCCTTCGCTTCTATGATAACTGTCTCTGGGTCCCAATATTTATACTGATCTAGCGCCAGATCTTTCAGCTCTGGGAAGTCCCAGCGTCCTTTTTTACTATCAAGCAGTATCAAAGCCGGAGGTCCGCCCTGTTCTTCAGGATAAAACACGCCCCATGTTGTTATCGCACTATAGTCAGCCGTTTCTCGTTTCGAGAACGCCGTATCGTAGCTCTGAATGACATATTGTAGGTTAGGAACTGCTGTTTTTTCCCATTTTTGCCACCATTCTCGCTTAATTATCGCATTTTCTTCACCCGTGGGCCGTTGTTGGTACTGCGCGTTCCATTTACTGGGTGGTATTGACGCTTTCACAGCTGTCAAATCGTCCAAACTCCAATATTCGGGCCAACACGGCTGCCCACTATCAAAAATAGCAGGCAGCTCCACTACTTCCCACTGGTCTGCAAGCTTATCTTTAGCCATAGAACGCATTAACTGCCCCGTTAAATCCTTTTCGGACCACCTAGTCTGGACCAAAACAATACTGCCACCCGGCTGGAGCCTCTGTCGGGGGCCCCCAGTGTACCAATCCCATGCATCTTCAAAGCCGTTGTTACTCATCGCAGTCTGTTCCGAGTGCGGATCGTCGATTATAACAAGATCACCACCTCGACCAGCTAAGTTTGATCCAACACCAACCGCATAATACATGCCACCCTTGTTCGTGTCCCATCTTCCAGACGCTTTACTGTCCGCTGCTAACTTTACATCGGGGAAAACTTCACGGAACTCCTCTGTGTCCAAAAGGTTTTTGACCTTACGACCAAAATTTACTGCTAGTTCTGTCGTGTGTGTCGCTTGAATGATCTTCATATTCGGATTTTTGCCCATCATCCACGCCGGGAACAAAAAGGATGCGAACTCTGATTTCGTGTGACGAGGTGCCATATTGATAATCAGACGTTTCAGTTCTCCACGCGCCACCCTCTCTAACTTCTCTGCTATGATCTCATGGTGCCTGCCCTGTATGAAGCTCGGCCAGATGGTTTTGACAAATGATAAAAACTGTTTTTGACAAGTTTCATTCTTCTCTAATTGCGCTAAACGTAGTTCGAGTTTTAAGCGTCTCTCGTCGTGTGATGTAACTTCCATATAGGGGCCCCTAACGTATCTTATTTTATGCGATTTATGGCTTATTATACTATAGTTAATCGCTATTTCAATTTTTATCTAATTGTTTGTGAAAAACTTGGCACTTGCCTGCGTACGCAACGCACGGCGTCGCCTGATTTTTTCGCCGATTTTCTCGATTCTTATTTTATTTTTTAACCTTTATTATTCAAGGATCCTAAGCAATTTTTTAAGCGTCGGCGCTCTTATCTCGCCCAGCTGGTGTTATGCTTTTCGGCGCTTGTTTCGTGGATCACGGCGCAAGAATCACGGCGCATTAATAAAAAAGAGCAGCATTATTTATTACTGGCGTTTTTTCCGTTCCGTTACAAGCTGCGCGAATCCTGATTAAGATTTATAAGGCGTTATATATGTTTCATACGTTTTAATAATCTCTGGACGCGCCTTGGCGCCA